GGTCATCTCGTTCCACGGCAATCCCATCGACTACCTTATAAAAGTTGCCGTCCCACTCCCCGTCAACATACGCTTGTCCTGCTTCTTTGTATTTGTCAAACAAGCTGACGCTTGTGACAGTCACTGTTCGCTCAATGGAGCCATCAGACAGATTGTATAAGGTTTTAGTAATAGCCATAAGGTAACCTTTATTTAATCGAGTCGATGCGCCGAATACCTGAGAGGTAGGCTACTGTAAACCAGTTTTTTACCTTGGACGATTCAGAGAAATTATTCATGCGAGTTACCCGAACGTAAAAGTTAATGGAGGTGTTGTTTTCTTCAACCACTAAAATGTGCCTAATCTCCCCCTTTTCTTTAGTGCCGCGCTTCACGTCCTTTATGTCTAAAGAAGCTAACGCAGTTGACTTTTTTTCTTGAAAAAGTTGTACCTGGTAGTTTGCCGCTTGCTTTGTATTATAGTTTCCTATTTCCACCATACAGACAATATAGAATGCCGCTTTTTTGCTATCCGTCGGTAGTTCATCCCTGCCCAATGTCCTTGTTAATTGAACCTTTTTTGACTCTGCGTTGTGGAGTGAATCGGTAGTAGGAAGAAGGTATTTAACAGGAGCAATATAAATATCGTGTGTAAATAACAGACCGTCTACGGTTAACCGACCCACCATTAGGTTTTGAATGTACTCCCAATCAAGCCATTTATTTTGTGTTGTTTCTCGGATGACCGGCAGACTTTCGGGGGGCATAAGATTGAACGCAGGAGCCTGGGTAAATGTGCTTTTGTTGCCAGTTTCTGCAACAGATTGCACTTGCACAATCAGGTCAGGGTATCTAAGCACCGTTACCAAATCCAGTACAGTAGTAGTAAGTAACATTGTGGAAGTAACCGACAGACTTTTTGCTGTGAGTAACGCAAAAGGCTCTGTAACCCCTCGGCGGTAAAAAGGTAGAGAAGCGTCTTTGATGGGCAACGAACCCGCCGCGCTTGTAGCAACCGGCACATACGTCAAATTCTCTAACGTGTAAGTCATCCGGGTTGCTGTGGCAGTCTTCACATCGTCTGGCGCAGTGCTAAGCCACCATTCCAGGTTGTAATGCTTTATAGGTATTTCACTGCGCTGGAGGCTGATATTTGCTGAGCCTTTTCTGGCCTTGTCGTTGGCGACTGTCCAGGATACTGCCACAGGCGGCAGCACCTCTCCCTGGTTTTTAATGACGCTTTCTGCCAGTTTGAAACTTACAGTTACTGACTGGGGACTTGCCGGAGAGGCTAATCGGTGAGCCACCCGCAACACTTTTTCCTGTGCTGCCCTGGTGGTGTTCACCGTGGCTAGAGGTAGCAAGTCTTCCTTCGACGAAGCATCGACAAGTCCCAAAGTCACGGTTTGGTCGGATCGCTTGGTCACTTTGGCTACTTTGGCAAGTGCTACTTCTTGCTCAGATCGCCCCAAGACGAATAAATCTCCTGCATGTACACGGGTTCCTCGCGGAAACAGCAAAACCTGCCCTGCCGGGTAAGTGCCTATATCGGAAGTAGAGCGATACAACGGAGGTTCAGAAGTAGATGAGGCAGAATAATTGACTTGACTTCTGAAATAGAACTGGTAATCGCTAGCCAGAGTCACTGTTTCATCTAGCTTGACTTGCACGTTGTCTGCTATTGGATCGGTAATGACTTCAGCTACCCGTCCGGATTTTACGTTTTCTTTCAAAGCATCATACGCAAGATAGACGCAATCCCCTCTGACCAGATGCACTGTCTCGATGTCAGTATCCACTGTATAAGACCCTTGCCGGTATTTCCTGACGTTGAACATATAACGGCCATACCGACTGGCTTGCTCACGAGTGACAATACCATTGGTGTTCAACACCTCATAACGAGTAGCGTTTGTTTCAGTGTAGAGTGTGGACGAATCCGGCAAGGTGTTGTACACCACGGCTTCAGCTTCTTCCCAGGAAATCTCGTCAATAAATTTGACTCGATAAGCGTGAAGCTGTACCGGAAACTCCCGGGTGTATGAAAAATTCCAACTGTTACGAGGCGTAAGCATCTGCCGAGGCAAGAACGCTTCCGGGTGAAATTCATGTGCCACGGAAAATTTGTCGTCGAAATACCCCCAGGTGGCATAACCTGCGGTCGCAATCGCCCGCAGCCTGTCAAGCATGGGTTCATCTTCCAGATGGTACTTGCGGTAATTTACTACGTAACCCGGGCCTGTGCCGGACACGTTGTCGCACCAGTCTGCCCAGGCTTTGATTTTTGGCTTGTCTATCTGCTCGTCAAGGTCTACTGTCTTCTGTGTGGCATTACCGGTCAACGTGTCGACGTAGGCCCATGCCGGATTGCTGGTGGTTTTTTCTTCCCAGCTTGTCCCGTTCCAGGCTTTCAACACCGATTCCGCTAGAACAGAGACCGCATCCACGTTGCCGTTGAGTTGCCCGGAATGGTTGAGCCGCATGGCCATCAGCACCACTTCATCTCCGTGGGTTCCTTTTGCTTTCGGCAGCCAGGGCTTTGTGCTGTCATTGGTTTGCTGTACAGACCGCAACTCTTGCCAGGAGCAATCGGTGTAAAACAACGCGCCGTCCTCTAGGTACGTGTATTTACGGGTTAGCCTAATGGTGTACTGACCTGGCGTTTTGAACTCGATGGTAAGCGACACAAACAGTTGGGAGTTAAGTGCCCTGATGATCCTCCAGTTACCCTCAGAAAAAAATAAAGGGTTGTCTTTTCTATTGTCGTTTTCTGCTTCTTCATCAGCCGCCTCATCAAAAGAGTCATAAACCCTGCGTATGTCATCATCAGGCTGAACTGGCTTAAAGCTGGAACTTCCTGATTTTTTGTATTCGACAAAAAACCACACCCCGGCTTTTACAATCGCACCGGTCTGAGTAGAGCAGTACAACGCAGTAAAGTCTATTTCCAAAATGGCTTTAACAGTGTTGCTAGCTGTACCTTGGGTGGCAGGAGAAGGCCCGGCATCAGGTGCCCCAGCCACTAGGTTGTTTACAGTGTACCAATAGTATTCATTTCTGCCTCTAACTTTGTCTTTTTCAGTGTTACGTTCGAAATAGCCTGTATTTTGTAACAGCCTTCCGGCTCCTACCATATCGGTAAGGTTAACAGTCGGGCCAGTTTTGATTGGCCCTTGAAAATTGTGGTTTACGTAATCTACTTCACTGTCTTCAGCATACAGAGTAATCTGGTCAGGATGCCCAATCTCAAAAGCAACCCCACTGTAATACCTTACGTCGGTGTTACCAAAAAAGACGGTATCATTTTGTAAACCTGAAGTAATTTCAGTCTGGTCTTCTCTGAGATGTCCTGTTGAATAATCGTAGTACAGTTCGGAAGCGGCTCTGTTTTTGCGCCAAATTTGTCGCAAAGCAGGATAAAGGGTATTGCGCTGAGCCAGTAATTCAGCTTTTTCCGCCTCCGTGTAGGTTCCGCCAATAAACGGTTTAGGCGCGGCAGGTGCCGTTGTAGGGGCTTCCCACACGTCATTCCATGTTTGCGACAAACGCAGCAGACGCTTCCCGACTTTATATCCACTAATCTCCATTGGCCCGTACCCTAAACACAGCAAAATGCTAAGTTGTTGTCTGCGTTTGTCGATTCGAGTGTAATAGTTAGCGGCTAGCGGAGGGGTTATTTTGAATTTGCCGTAGAGCTTAGGAATAGGTTGAAATTTGTTGATCGGGTTACCTGCCCCGATCAAGTTAGCGTAGCGGTCGGAAGAAAGCCCGGTCGGGTTAGGGATCAGGGGTGGCTTCTGCAAGAAGCTGTAGATCATGGAAGCGATGGCGATTACGGTGGAAATGATGGCTATGATTAAGGCAACATCAAGGCCGAAGCCAGGTTCTGCCCAAACCAGCACAAAATCATTTTCCTGCAAAGAAACCTTGTTCCAGTCTTCCCTCGCAATAACTTCTCCATTTACGCTGAGTTTAGTTTGCGGATGGGCTTTTTCAAACAACGTGCCTAAGCATAAACCTACAGGCACGTTGCATGAGAAGGTTTCATCCTCTTTGAAAGGGTCTGTCCGGGCGACGATAACTGGCATGGTTAATCCTGATGAAATTGCTGAGGTAAATAAAACCCCGAAAGGTAAGCCCGGTATTTGCGCATTGATTCTCTAGCCACATGCGCCTGTCGTGATGCGTGAAGGATGTCTTCATCGTTGATGACTAACGCACTGTGCAGCAGGCTCTCTGGAAAGTGATACAATGCAATGGCAAACGGTTCAGGTTTTTCCAACTGTCGCCACTGGGCACCTGTAGTCATCCTTGCCAAATCTTCCCGCGTCTTGACGCTTAAAAAATCCGGCACGTCATAATTCAATTTTTCCCGCCACACCAGCCTCACCAGTCCCCAGCAACTGCATCCTGCGCGGGTGTCTCCATAAGCAAGGTAAGGGATGCCGATGTATTCAACCCACCAGGGAATCGTACTCATCTAAACAGACCTGGGGCTACAGCCGGAATGATCCGGCCTAGGGTAGCAGGCTCATTCAGAATGTTCATATCGAACCCCATTGTCAGGGTAATGGCCGTGGCGGTCACCCCAAGGGAAGTCACCGTCCAGCCAGATTGGGCAAACTCTTCCGTAAATTGCCAGGCTGTCCCTTCCCGGTATCCGCGAATCAAAGCCACCTTGCCGGTGGGGGCTACCGTCAATGATTGAAATTGCCGGATCAATGACTTACCCACCGGGCCTACGGCATCAATAGCCGTTTCAATTTGCGGAGGGGATTCCTCATCGTCATTGGGCATACTGAACTCAAACGGGCAAGCCTGGTAGGCCACTCCATTCACGGTTATGTTCTCCATGTTGGCTACCAAGTGAAACTGGGTTGCCGCTGACTCAAGCGACAAGGCAGGTAGCCAAACGTAATCCGTCTCAGCACTAAAAAGCTGTTCAAGTGTGTCGGTATCAATCGCTCGCATAGCTTTGGGGCAAGGTTTCTAATTGAGCCGTGATTTGCCAGGCCTGATATTCATCAGAATACGAAAGGGCAAGCCCGCCGTTCGTGGTTATAAATCGAACCGGCGTGATGGTAGTGTCCAGCCCGGTGCGTGGCCTAGGAAACCCTCGAAAGGCTTTAACGCCATAAACAAGTGTCACGTCATAGAACTCGATGAAACGGTCAAACTGCTGGTCAGTTAAAACCCAGGAAACATCTAGCAAGGAAGAAGCCCAAGTAGACTTCAGCCGAACCTTGGCTGGGCCTGCGGCCATCTCAGAACGCAAGGTGTTGTTTTGCCGGGTTTCTTTGTACCCATTAGCCAACGGAGGCGGGAGGTCAACAGGCCAGGTTGGCATTGTCATAAAACGTTACCTTTGGAAGCTAGGGCAAGCATTGTCATAAAACGTTACCTTTGGAAG